ATTCTCCATCATGCCAATATGTTTAGCAATTCTTTTTGATTGTCCTAGATGCATTTGAGATGCTTTCTCTAGTTCTTTTACAATATTTTTTAAATCTTCTAAATCACCTTCAGCTTCTTTCACCATTGTTTCAGAAACTTCAGATGGATTCAATAGATAATCTCTCATTTTATTCATACTGTTAGATGCAACTGCTAACTTATTAGTCCACCAACTTGGTAGTTCTTGTTCACTCATAGAATTAAGTTTATTCATAATCTCATTTGCATCTTCAATAACTGTTTTACATTGTCTAATTGCAGAAGGAACATCTTCGTGTCCATCTTCTTTAAGTTCTTCTTTTAGTGCCTTCTCTGTTTTCTTTGCAACATCTTGTCCAAACTTCTTTGCAAGTGCAGACATAAGTTGTTTATCAAACTTTTTTACAGCAGGAGAAGATTTATCACCTTTCTTTTCTAATTCACGATAATATTTAAATAGTGAAGGTGATTTGATTTCTATTTTATTTGCAATTTCTATTCTTGCTTTTAAATCATTTTTCTTTTGTGCAAGTTGTTTTGCTCTCACAACAAGAGCATCTTGTGTTGATAACTCACGCAATTCAAAAGATTCTTTTTTTGCCATCTTTGTTGCAGTTGCCATTTTTACAGACATCCAATCTTTACCATATCTGTCTTTAAACTCTTTATCTGGTAATTCTTTGGCTATCTCTTCTCTTCGTTTCAACTCTTTAGGTGTTAGTTCTCTTTCCCTAACTTGTTGATACGATTCTGCCATATTTTTTCTATAACTTGTCATATTCTTTCCTAATTGTCAACCTTTGCTCCAGCTCTCCATTGATAACAAGACCAATATCGTGCTTTTGTTTTTGGGCCAGGATTGTCACAATTATGTCTGGCTCTAAATGATGCTCTTCTTTCAGGACTATCTCTCTTGATATCCATATTAGGGTCACCAAAAGTTACTTTAACGACATTCCCCTTTTCATTTTTCACATAAACACCAAATTTTTTACCACTTCCAGATGGTAATCTAAATGGGTCATTTAATTTAACTTTACGACCTTGATATTCAGATTCTTCAATCTCAAGTTTCTCTATATATTTATTATCTTCATTACCTTCAATTTTGTTCAACATTCTATCATAAGTTTCTTTGAGTCTTTCTTCCCAATCTTTTTTGTATCTATCTTGATACTCTTTTCTAGTAGACTCCCTTTCAAACCAGTCTTTGATATTCTGTTTACTTGCTTTCTTTTTAAGGGCCTGATTATAGTTCTGGCCTGGTGTAACTGAAAAAGTGTGTTTAGCATAATCTTTTCCTATCTCATAAGCTTCTTTAACGCCTCTAACTTGTTTTGCCAAGTCTTTATCTGCACCACCCCAAGTTCCACTTGACTTAGTTACAAAACTGTTAACTCTAGCAAATGCCCATTGTTGTGGTGTTGTTCCTGGTCTATGTCCAGTTTTCCAAGCAGCCATACCTCTATCATACACTTTTTTAAGAATACCATAAGGCATACCTGACTTCTCTGCTTTCTTAACAAGACCATCAATCTTTTCTTCTATATTTCCCTCTTTTGGTACACAATTAGGTACCATTCTACCACCTTTCTTTTTCATACCAACTTGTTTGTGAGTATCCCAACACGGACCATCTTCACCATACATTTGTTTAAACTTCTTTGTATGTTTAGAAGGTTTAGTTTTTGCATTAGCATCACCTGGTGCTGGTTTGTAATTTGAATCAGTATCATCATCTTTTTTACCATACTTTGCAAAGTGTCTTGCACGAGCCTGTTTTGTTGATTTAGCCATATCGTCACCTTCTGCATCTTTTGCATAATACTTAGCAGGTTGCGTACCTTTTCTATCTTTTATATCTTTATCTTGTTTTACATCTTGTTTTTCTTTTTTTTCTCTTATATGATACAAGAATGCTTTATATACTTTACCATCTTCAGCATACTGTACATAATTTGTTCCTCTACGAACAACTTTACCTGATGTGCCATCATCAATATTTTCAACTAAATCACCAATCTGATATAATACACCTCTAATATATAAATCTCTTTCTATTTGTGCTTCAGAATATGTAGAGTTTTCTCTTAGACCCATACCTTTACGCACATCTTTAAATAATTTGTTTCCATTTTTAAATGACATTGGTAACCCCTTTTTAAAACTTTCGTAATCATTATTAGAAGCTGCAGCTCTCATTTTTGATGCAGACATTCCAGTTACGCCTTCTGCGTCTGGATCTCTGTCCCCAGCACTAAAAATTTGTATAGTATCAAAATCATAAAATCCGTGTCTTGCATCTTTTCCATTATATGTTGTCAATAGTTTTTTAAATTCAGCAACTCTATCAGACCCTACAACCATATTCAATTCTTTATAACCTTGTTCGTGAAAGTAAACTGCAATATCTAATACTGTTTTCATATTAGTTGCTAGAATGTTTCTTTTATATCTTGGAAACATATCTCTCATATATGCAACTTTCTTTGCAAATGACAATGGGTCTTTCTTCGGATTTTGTGAGTGAGATGGAAATATATAAAAATCATCACCACCCGCAATTTTTGCTACTTTTTGTATTAACTTTTCGTGACCTGTAGTTGGTGGATTAAATCTACCAAATGTAAATACTACTGCCTCTGTCTTTTCCATAAGTTTTCTAAAAGTAACAGATTCTTTATTCATTTCTTTTGTTTTCTTTTTCATCTTTTCTATGTAATTTCTGTAAACAGCTGCCTCTGCTGTTTTACCCATAACTCTTGCTCTCTGTTCCATAGCAATTGCAGCTTGTATTTTATGTGCATGTGTCTTTCCACTATTTTCAATTTTCTTAACACTTGCTTTTGCTGTTTCAACATCTTTAAAACCTAGTCCGTGTATTGTACCTTTAGGGTTTTCATCAGTATATAAATCAGAATGTTTATCACTACCTGCAGGTTGACCTTTTTTTCTAGGTATTCTAGGTTCTTCAATCATCTTTAACCTCCGTTAAGGGTTCAGTTATGTAAGAATCTATATAATTACCATCTTCACCTAGAAACTTTCTAACAGTTGTTTCTTTTGTAAGATATCCATTCTTTTTAGTATAAGTGATGTATTCAGCTTTAATAACACCCTTTTTACTAGCTTCTATATGATCTTTCATTGGTCCGTCTTTTATCATTTTGCTATCACATATGGTCCTGAGTCTTTTGATTCTGCCATAGCGTAAGCAGCCAAAGCATCAACAATCTCGTGTTTTCTATTTCTTAAACTAATTAATCTTCCAATCATATCCATCGCTTTAAATTTACTAAAAACTAAAGATTTATTTTTCTTTGCTGTAATTTTAAATTGTTTTATAAAATCATCTTTGTTTTTAAACTCTCTTTTGTTTTGTGTAACAGCAAGATATGTATTATAACATTCTTCAATAAAATTAGGATTTGGTCTTTGTACATTTCTTGCCAAATCTTTATCACTAAACTTTGGTCTAATTTTTATCAACTCATCAATTAAAGTACCTCTTACTTTACCACCTCGTGCTCTTTTAAGTTGTACTTCACCAGCAAACCCACCAAACAAACCATCATATACTTTCATTGGCATAATAAAGTTTTCTGTACCATATATTGTACAATGTTTTGAATCAAAAACACCTTTACGACCATTGTCATAGTTAATCATTCTTATAGGTCTTCTGATGAAGCCATCAGTATTTTTTTCTACTAAATCAACTTTACCTTTTGCTTGTTTAAGTGAAATACCAACACATTGTCTTTTTACATACATTTCTTTTAATTCATTATTTAATTCTGCTAATGAATTATATTGATACCAATCGTGATTTTCAACACCGTCTACAGCCCATATATCAGCTGGATTCCATTTATCTGGACCTCTAAACGGTGAAGGTAGTTTTTTATTTAACTTAGAATATGCACCATATAAATTTTTAACAAATGGTGATTGATGATGAAAAACATAACTCTTATTACCTAAAAACGATTTAAGTTTTTGTGCAACAATTATAGACGATTCTACCCATGCATCATTCATAGTGGCAACTTCGTCTAAACTAACTGATATATTGTACTTAGATGCAACAGCAGACATTTCTGCATCATCTAAACTATCGGTTACATCTTTAAATTTTCTTCCGTTATATAGTGCTGCCAAATAAACACATTGGCCACTTTCTACTTTTGCAGTATTCTTTGAACCACCACTTGAACCAGCACCTCCACCAAACATTGCTGTTTTAATGATGTCATTTAATTTTAGTTCATCACCATCTGATGTTATGAAAATCTTTTTGTAACTCTTACCATCTTTGAATGCATTTTGAAAATCATTCATATCAAATGCATTTCTATCTTGATCATTGATCCAATTTAATACCACATTACCTTTTTTAGTTTCTAACTTACTTCCACTTACTATTGCCTTTTTTAATATTTCAGACCTTTGAACACCTGCAAGTTGTTTACTCATAGTGCTTATATCTAATGTGGCTTCATTAACATATGTTCTAAAGTTTATCATTTATCCCACGCCTTTCTAGCTGTAAAGTTATTGAATGAAAATTCCATTCTATCTACTAGTTTAACGGCTTTTCCATCTTTGTCAATAGCAACATAGCCTTCTGGGTTTGTAACTTTGTAACCTTTGTCTGTTCGTATAAAAGTATTAGCAAGTTGTCTTACTGAATTTAACTTTCTAACGATTATATTTTTTGCGTTCACCAGAGCATTTTGGAAAGAAATGACATTTTCTATGTTTCTGATATGTTTTTTAAACTCTCTCAGATACTCTTTCTTATTTCTTTCAATCTTATCCTTGGCACCTGATGTTTTAACTTTGTCCTGAAGCTTATTAAAATGATTTTCAATATGAGTCAGATAGCCATCTGCATGTTTTCTCACATTCGTTACTGTTTGTCCTTGTCTTACAGAAATATTATTGTAAGTTTTTAGACTTGCTCCAGCCAAGTTACCTGTGAATGAATTTTGTAGTCTTATAAATTTTTCTAACAATGAAGAATTAATTCTTCTGAAAATACTACCGGCCTCAGATAATACAGAAGTTATTTTTTCTGTTTCTGATTTAGTGAACTTTGCTTTTCCTGATACATCTTTATAAGTAGCATCATCCATCCATACACTACTTATTCTTTTTAATCCTTTTATGTCAACACCAAAGGATGCTTTCATATCTGCCAGGTTTTCACCTGAATAGGTTGTGTGCCATACCACTCCAATTTTCGCTTGAGTGAATTGTCTAGCAAGTTCACTACCCACAGGTGCAGCATACACGATAGTATTAGGCTGAAAAGAAATAAAGGTTTTATCATCAATTTTCTCCGTTTTTAATTCCTTCTGGGTGAACATCAAATCACCTTGAATTACATTT